CTCCTTATTCATCACAGCAGTGACATTAGTGAACAATGCCCCAGAAGCTGTACACCGTGTCTGATTCCATGGTTTGGAACTGACATCAACATCCGTAGGGCCCGCAGTGGGCCACATGAAGACTTGTGTCGTAGCTCCATTAGGGGCAGACAATGGGGTAGCGAACGCAGGTGGAGTAACGAGAGCTACTTCAGAGTAAATTCCAACACAAACACTGAGGACCTCAATGGCAGCGGCAGCAGCAAGTCGCACACCTTTGACCCTGAATCCAACGATCTTACCTAGGGTGAGACCTGTGACCAGGACTGAGATGGGGGAAATGTTGAAACCGACATTGGTTCCATTGGTTGTAAGTGACACGCCGGTGTTGTCAGAAGTGATAGTGATATCCTCCACATCCATCGTAGCAGACAGGAACTCAAAGTCCACCTCCACACGTGTGAACGTTGTAGTGGATGACAGTGTGAGCTGCACACCAATGCAGAATTGCCCGTAACCACCTGGGTAGTACTGATAGTCAGAACTCATGAACCTAATTAAAGGGCAAAGAGAAGGCAGCGTAACGCCACCTGCAAACATGAATATCTGGCTTGGGTCAGCACCCCCGATGGAAACAGTATCCCCTGCTAGTGTGAGAGTTCGACCACGGTAAACCTGGTGGAACATGGACCACGTCGTAGTAGCGACAGAAAACACGGGCTTAGTAAGCCACAAAGGAAAACAAGGGTCACGGCACAAGAAGCCAGCGAGCACAGCAGAACTCGAGACCGCCACTGTTCCCGTGTCTTTGAAAGCGAGAACAGAAGTCCGCTCCAAAGCAGGAAAAGTAGGCATGCGAATAGCTGGGTGGTCCGCTGGAATTGCGACGGTTTGAGCAAGCAAGGACAACTGTCCCGTGATCCCTCTGATCTTATCATAGCCTGACATAGAGTTGTAACTTTTAGTAACGCGGGGTTTTGGCCCACCCTCCCTCCAGTCTGTTGTCATCCTATAGCGCGGGGATACCATCCAATTTCTCTGCGATCGCGCCTGAGTACCCTGATCTTACCACAGCCGTACTGCTGGCTGCTCAACGCCGGGTTGGGCCCGTCGCTTTGCAGCCATCGAGTATAGCTTGCCTGCCCGAGTGTATGCCGTATCCAACAACGCGCCATTACCGTACTGTCCGACCAGATAGCTGATCACAGTGCTGTAATAGGATGGGGACCGTCGTGTCTGCCAAAAGACATGCAATGCCAGAGTTGTGAAAGCAGAATCCACTAGGGCCCGCTCCATATCCGGGGATCGCTCCTCTCCACATGACAGCCGCTTCAACACCCTTGACAGGTTGGTAAGCGGTTCAAACAGTACACCATCCATAAAGACGAAATTGCGGGACACCATCCCGGGGCACGTGTAGACCCTGCGGTGAAAGGGGGTAGAAGGCTCGAAAACCACTAACCCCTCCAATTTAACAACCCATGGTAGTTCCTCTTGCCAGACCTTCATGTAGGCGCCAGCGCCATTGTGCAAGTCCAAGAATTCAACCCCACGCTGGGTCATAGCAAACATCCGCGAATCATCACCACAAACCTGAAGCTTGACGTCATCCAAAAAGAAGTCAACTGCTTCTGCTGCGGTCAGTTCAGGGTACCGCCTGAACAGAACATAAAACATGCAAAACAAATGGACCACACAGTTCAACCGCAGAGTGTTCATGAACCCAGACGGGTTCCCTCGATGCTTCATAGTGCAATCCCCATCCGAACAAACCAGCACACAGTGTATGGTGATACTGGCAAGCCAATCCAGCATAGACTCCGGCACCCCAGGTAGTACTCGTTTTAAATAGTACTTGAAAAATGCTAGCATCATATCAGACAACATGTGCCTGTCAAATGCTGTGACATCACCAGCAAAGACACCAAAACACTCCCTAAGGGTTTTCTCTGTGTCATATGTGCACGGCAAATCTGCATCTTCTCCCTGGTGTACCCAAGAATGTGCCCCCCCCCTACGCAACCAAGCCGCATCAGACTCGCCAAAAATGGCAAGCCACAGCAACTTGAGCTCCAGGCTGGGGGCCTGAATTGTGCGCCCGCTGCCCTGTGGGGGCAGTTTCTTCAGCGGATACCCATCCTTCTTGGGGATCACGTTCCAATAAAACATCTCGGCCAACAACGGCGAATCCGGTGTGCCTTGACCAACCATAGTGGCGTACAACCGCAGCGTGCGGTCTACGAGGATCTCCCTGCCGGCAATATCATTCCCTTTTCCCAAGGCACAAATGTACTGCTGGGCCGTCATTCCTCCCCCAGTCGCTCCTGCGCTACGCTGCAAGTCCATGACAGACAAAATAGTGTGGCACAGCTCGCGAGTGGGTTCCACAAATGGTACCACGATCGGATCCTCCATATCAAACTCTGTGGCCGCATGGAAGGCTTTGCAAAACGTCTTACGGCACATCGAAAACTCCAACTCGTCCGCGAACTTTCCTAGCTCGATCTTAGCTGACG